GGATTTGGTAAATTTAATAGTTAGATATTTATAAGTAGGAAAAATACAAGAGAATTATGGCAAATATTAAGGGAAAACAACTATCGAGTAATTTAGCAGTAACTAATGTTACGGCAAGTGGACATATAAGTGCGAGCGGTGATTTAACTGCTAATAATTTAAATGTTGGGCAATACATCTATCACATAGGTGACCCTAACACTTTTCTTAATTTTACAGATGATAGACTTAGATTCAATATTGGTGGTATATCATACATAGATTTAAACGATGCTTCATCAGCTCCACACGATATTACATTTAATGATGGTGGTAATAATGTAGATTTTACAATTAAAGGTAGTTCTAATAATCCTTTATTTAAAACAGACGCTTCTACAAATAGAATAGGAATGTTTGGTGTAGGTTCACCAACAGCTGATTTACATATAGCTGGTAATCTTTGGGTATCAGGTTCAAATGGTCACATTACCGCAAGTGGAGACATAAGTTCAAGTGCAAGTGGTTCATTTGTTAATTTAAAAATTTCTAATAATGCAACAGTAGACGGAGATTTAATTGTTACAGAAAACATCAAACATAAAGGCGATGTAAATACACTAATCAGATTTACTGATAATAAGATTAAACTTGAAGCTGGTGGTATGAGTTTTGTATCACTACACGACGACGATAGCGCTCCCTTTCCTGCTAAAATCAATCCAAATAGTGAAAGAATTAACTTTTTAGTTTTAGATAAAAGTGGTCAAAATCTTCTAAAAACTGATTCAGATGAAGGTAATACTATTTTATTTTATTCAGGTAGTGAAAGACTATCAACACAAGCAGGTGGTATTAATATAACAGGAAATATAAGTGCAAGTGGAAACATAAGTGGTTCAGCAACTGGAACTGGTTCATTTGCACACATTACCGCTACTTCTAAAGTAAGTGGTTCGTCAGCATCAACAGGTTCATTTGGAAGAGTTGAAATTGGAGCGGGTGGTATTGACACAGCAGGAGATATTACGCTTGACGGAGATGGTGGAGACATTATACTTAAAGATGGTGGAGTAGAATATGGTAGATTTACTCAACTTCTTGGTGGTCTTACTATAAAATCTGGTCCAGCTGGATTTGCTGCAGTTATTATCTCATCAGCTAGTGCGAGTCCAACAGCGATTCTCGGCGTTGAACTACAAACAGGAAAAGACATAACGGGTTCAGCAACAACAACAGGTTCTTTTGGTAATATAGAAGCCCATAGAAGTATAACGGCAGCAGATATTTCAGCGTCAGTTATTCAAGCTTCACAAGGAACAATCGATATTCATTCATTGAGTGGATATGTCGCTAACGAAAATATAGACCATAGTTCAGTAACAATTACAGCAGGTAGTGGTTTAACTGGCGGTGGAACAATCGCATCTACAAGAACATTAGCAGTAGGACAAGGAACAGGTGTTACGGTAAATACAAATGATGTTGCAATTGGACAAGATGTCGCTACAACAGCAAATGTAAAATTTAATCACATTACAGCAAGTGCAAATATTAGTGCGAGTGGAGATGTAATAGCTACTGGAACAGGTTCATTTGGTTCAATCGAAACAACTGGTGATGTAAATGTAGCCGGTAGACTTGCACACACGGGAGACGCTGATACAAGAATTTTATTTACTGATGATGACATAAATATTACAGCTGGTGGTAAGAATTTCGTTGACTTTACTGAAGATACGGTAAGTGAAATAACCTTTAATGAAGAGGGTGTTGATATAGATTTTAGAATTGAATCAGCTGGTGATAGCAAAGCAGTCTTTATTGACGCAAGTAAAAATGCTATCCAATTTGGAACTGCAGCAACAACCCACATAACTGCAAGTGGAAATATAAGTGCAAGTGGTAATATAATGACATCAGCGACAGCTTCGGCAGCACATATATTGGTAACGGGTATAATTTCTGGTTCTCAAATAGAAGCAAGTGGTGATGTTATCGCATTTAGTTCATCTGATAGAAGATTTAAAGATAATCTTGTTGTGATTGAAGGTTCATTAGACAAGATAGGTAAAATAAATGGTTATGAATTTGATTGGAACGACAAACAAACAGCTTACAAAGGGCACGACATTGGTGTTGTGGCACAAGAAATAGAAGCAGTTTTACCAGAAGTCGTAACTACAAGAGGAGACGGATACAAAGCCGTTAAATATGACAAAATCGTTCCATTATTAATTGAATCAATAAAAGAATTACAGAAAAAAGTTGAAGATATTGAAAAAAATTGTGATTGTTTGAATAAATAATCAATATTTATTATTAAACCAATAAGGAGTTATAATGGCAAAGAAAAAAGAAATTAAATTCACAAAAGAAGAATTAAGTTCATTAGAAAGTTTAAAAGACTCATATTCTAATGTTGAACTATCTTTGGGTAGATTAGAGGTTGCTCGTTTGCAAACTGAACAAAGATTAGAACAAATTGAAAATGAGAAACTTAGATTAGAAACTGAGTATACTCAAATACAAATTCAAGAAAATGAATTGGTAAGTGAGTTAAATGAAAAGTATGGGCCAGGTAATCTTGACCCGAACACTGGTGTCTTTACACCAGCAAAATAATTAGTCTTGGTAGTGAATTTTGAGATTTGTATATGATATTTATATACAACGATTAACACATTTAGGAGAAATCTAATGGCAGAAAGAATAGTAAGTCCTGGTGTATTTACCAGAGAAAAAGATTTATCTTTCTTACCACAAGGAATTTCTGAAATTGGAGCAGCTATTATCGGACGAACAGAAGACGGACCGGCATTTGTTCCAACACAAGTAAGAAATTTCCAAGAGTTTGAAGAGATATTTGGTAAAGAAAACCAGAATTTTTACGTTCCTTTTACAGCAAAGGAATACTTACGAAGTGCAGGAACGGTAACAATCGTTCGTGTATTAGGACTTGGCGGATATCAAAATGATTTTGTAGCATTAGGATTGTCAGGTTCAGCAGTATCAAGTCTTACCACAACAGGACACCATATTGCAGCAATATTAAAGCCGTCAGCAGGCGGTCTTACATATGACTTAAACGGAAAAACAAGTGCTTCAATTCAACCAGTAGCGAATGCTGCAGGAGTAGTAGAAAGTGGAAGTTGGGCCAAAGTTCATTTAAAATTAACAAATGGTGCAGGTGGATTCGATACCCACTCGTTCTCATTTAACACAAGTTCAGCAGACTACATTGATAAAGTATTTAGTTCAGACCCATTAACCACAGAAAAGGGAGTATACTTATATAAAAATTATAAAGATATTCACACAAGAAGTGATATGAGTTTAACTGTATCTGCAAGTATAGCAAGTGGTAGCACAAATAGTTTCTTACAAGACTACAAAGTAGCTACAACACCTTATATTCAATCACAATTAGTAGGTGGAGCAAGAACAAATTTATTTAAAGTAAATACTCGTGCACACGGAACAAGTGCTAACTCTAAATTTAAATTAGCAATTCGTGACATCAAAGAACCAGCAGATGTAGCAGGTAGTGATTATGGTCTATTTGGTATTGAAGTTAGAAGAAATAATCCAGGTCAAAACAACGATAATGAAGTTTTAGAAAGCTTCCCAAATTGTAATTTTGATGAGGATTCACCAAACTTCTTACCAAGACAAATTGGCGATAGATATGTAACTATTAATTCAAGTGGAAAATTAACCACAAATGGTGATTATCCAAATCAATCTAAGTTTATTTACATTAGTGATTATGATAATTTAACAGGTATATCAAAAGGATTAGTTCCTATGGGATTTGCAGCAGTATCATCACCGCACTACGCATCTCTTAGTCTTGCAGCTATAACAGGTGTTGGAACAGCGCTTTCATCATCAACAGCAACGATAGCTTCAGCTTCATTTAAAAGAAGTCAGGTAAATTCAAGAGGAGCATTTGACGCAAATGTATTTTATGGTTTTGATTTTGATAAAGAAACTAATAAAGAATACTTAGCACCATTAATGGTTGCTAATAGTAATACAACAGGTAATGTTACTATGAGTTTAGAAAATATGTCAGGAAGTGCAGACGCTTCCACATTAGGAACAACATTTTCAAACGCAACTCAGTTTCTCACATTATCACAATCACACGCTGACCAAAGAAAGTTTGTAGTTCCTTTCCAAGGCGGATTTGACGGATTAAATCCAGCAGTGACATCATCAGTTGGTTCAGCGATAACAGCAGCTAACTCACAAGGTCTTGATTTTACTACATCACTTTCAAGTGGTTCAGTAGCATTCAAGAGAGCAATCAATGCAGTATCTAATCCAGATGAGTTCGATATTAACTTGTTGGTAACACCAGGTATTATCCACTCAATACACTCAAGCGTAACAAATCACGCAATTGATAAAGTTGAAGATAGAGCAGATTGTTTCTATATAATGGACGGGTCAGTATATGGTCGTTCAATAGACAATGCAGTTAATGATATTAAATCATTGGATAGTAATTATGTAGCAACATATTATCCTTGGGTTAAAGTAATTGATGAAACTAAAAACAAACCAACTTGGGTTCCACCTTCAGTAGTATTGCCAGGTGTTTATGCAAATACTGATAGAGTAGCTCACGAATGGTTCGCACCAGCAGGTCTGAATCGTGGTGGTTTACAAAATGTAACAGAAGCTCAAACAAGACTAACACATGCGGAAAGAGATACATTATACGAAAATCGTATTAATCCTATCGCAACTTTCCCAGGTCAAGGTGTTGTAGTTTTTGGACAGAAAACTCTACAAGGAAAACCAAGTGCATTAGATAGAATCAATGTAAGAAGATTGTTGATTAGACTTCGTAAGTTTATCGCATCTACTTCAAGGTTCTTAGTATTTGAACAAAATACAAGTGCAACAAGAAGTCGTTTCTTGAATCTTGTAAATCCTTTCTTAGAATCAGTTCAAGCAAATTCAGGATTAACAGCGTTTAGGGTGGTAATGGACGAAAGTAATAATGGTCCAGATGTTGTGGATAGAAACCAATTAGTTGGTCAGATATTCATACAACCAACCAGAACAGCTGAATTCATAGTATTAGATTTTGTAGTTCAACCGACAGGAGCAGCATTTGCAGACTAAAAGTTGAAACTATAAATCAACAGAATACAAAAAAACCCCCGATACTCTCGGGGGTTTTTGTTATGATAAAGAAGGAATAAAACTTGAGAGTTTAACCACCTAACTCACAAGGGTTGTTTCTAATCTCGTGAAACACTACATAACCCTTTCGGTTCCAAATTTGTAGTCACCGAAAACCCACGACTTAATAGGTTCTTACGATTACGATATTAACACCTATTTAGGATAAATAGCAAATGTATCAGCGTATTCAGCCAAACAACCATATTGACTTCTAACATAGCCATATTGTGGCTTACTACCACCACGATACTTAATTCTATAATTACCAGTCATCATTAAAGTTCTGATAGTTGGGTTATACCTTAATTCCATAGGAATACCCTTGTAATGAGCTTGTTCAAAATAAGGAGCTTCATAATCTTCCAACCTAATAGGTTCTTGATTTTCGTTCATTCTATATAATTCCATAGGATTATGAGCATATTGATAATGAGTAATAGTTAATGTTCCATTTTCTATATACTCACCAGCGTCATTGTAATATCCATAATTAACTGGGATATCTCTCGTAACTAACGCATCTTCGTAATTCCTTGGCATAATACCAGTTACGGCGTCAGTAGTAAATTCATTTTCAAAATCATTTTCCATTTCGTTTTCCTTTATCATTATCATAACATTATAATATACAAATACTATTTGTAAATGTCAAGCTTTTTTTTAATTATTTTCTTCAAAGAGTTCTTCTTCACAATCATCACAAAGGAAAAAGCCGTCTATTTCAACGCCACACTCTTCACATATTATCTCATCAATCATACTATAATATACAATGAATAAATGACAATGTCAAGTAAAAACTTCTAAAAAACTTCTAAAACTATATCATATTTGATATTCACTTTTTTTGATTTCTTTATATTTATTATTGTATTAGGAAAAATTCTTTGTAGGAGAAATAAAGTGGCTGAATTATTAGACCCAAATGAAATATTTTTTACCCCATTTGAACCGAAAACTAAAAATAGGTTCGTTATGGAAATTGAAGGCATACCAGCGTTTTTAGTTAAAACAATGGCAAGACCGCAAATTACTTTTGAAGAAGTAGTTTTAGACCATATCAATGTTAAACGATATGTAAAAGGTAAAGCTAGTTGGTCAACACTGGCAATCACTTTGTATGACCCAATCGTTCCAAGTGGAGCACAATCAGTTATTGAGTGGATTAGATTACATCACGAATCAGTAACAGGTCGTGACGGATACTCAGATATGTATAAAAAAGATATTACATTTAATGTATTGGGACCAGTTGGAGATAAAGTAGAAGAGTGGACATTAAAAGGAGCGTTCATCACAGACGCAAACTTTAATGATTTAGACTACGCTTCATCAGATGCGGTTGATATCGCACTAACTTTAAGATACGATTACGCAATCCTACAATTCTAAGGAGAAAAATTATGTGGGCAATATTTAAAGACAACAATGAATACAATGAGAAATCAATAATTGGTTTCGGTGCATTCACAGTAATGGTTTTATTTGCATTTGCAGATGTTGTTACTGGACTTATGGGTAA